TACCCGGTTGGGTTATGGTTATCGCGACGAGCGTCCAGATTAAACTAGACTTTGTGAAGGGTTGTTAACTTTGGCTAGTGCCGAAAGGCAAATTTTAAAGACTGGTTTCCTACCATGAAGTTGCTTCCCCAACTTCTAGACAGGATAATGGAAAGGTGAGTCCTTCCAAATGAACAAATGACGGCAATGAAAAGTTACACAAGAGAAACGCGTAACGGGCCAAGATCATTCCCACAGGACTCAGAGAGTCACATCCTAGCTATTGCAGATGTTGACAGACCTGATGAATGTGGTCGAGTGATTGGTGACGTAGATCCACCGGCAACGGGATACTCTATGTGCCGAAAATTAAAATCCATTCTTTTGACAGGGAAGTTGGACCCAGAATTGGGACGTTACCTGTACAGGTGCAAGTTGGTTGCACAAAACTCATTGCAGTGGCTGGGGTGTCAACTGGTGAGGTTTGGGATTTGGTTCCAAGGGTTTAGCGGCCCCTTGGTTTCAAGAGTTGTTGCGTGGTTCACTGAACCATCAATTATTCAAAATGTTGAGGAAATTGTTGAAGAAGAAGGTGCCAAAGAAGACATCAAGTTTGAAGACGACTGGTCTTCAGATGACGATCAGCCGATGACACCGGCTTCTAGTGTCACATCATCCATCTTTCATGAAGGAAGCTTTGAAGAAAGGGATGAACATTGCTGTGATAGTGACACGAGTGAGGGAATTGGGTTGAAACCAATGACAACAGAACTCAGGGCAAACCTGACAGATGTTGAAATTGCAATGCAACTCAAGAGTGATATTGCGGAAAGGGTCCAGATGGGCAGACCGATGATTATTGATGGGTTTGTTATGCCTGACCGTTTCGAAGATGTGACGTTGAAGATGGCAGAAGATCCGTCTAACCCGTTTGGATTGGAGTTCTTTAAAGAGACATTCCACAAATTCACGGGGGCCAATCTTGAGTTCTCAGGTACAAGGCATGACTTGTTCTGGAGAACCAACGAAGGCAGACGGATGTTGAACATCGCAAGGCATGGAGTCCATGACAAGATGCCTGTTGACGTCACAGATGTAAAAGAGTGGGTCGACGTTGCACTGGCTTTATTGACAGGGCAGCTTGACCGAACCAGATTGAACGAGGATGACATTTCATGGGCAATCAATGCCCCGTCTGATGATCATCTGGACTATGATATCGGACCTGCAGGATTGTCACCTCGTCTTAGGAAACGAAGCCTTGAGATCCAGAAGGAGCTTAAGGTGAGTGGATTTTGTTGGACATTGTTGTTTAAGGATACTGCACTAGACCCACAACTCAGAGAAATGCCACCTATCATAACCAAGCACGAGTTATGTAGGCTTGTTGAATCAGGGTCACAACTACGAACAGACATCAAATTCTCTCTAAAGGAAGTTGATGGGTTGTTCCATGTTGGAGGTGATGGCACTTTGAACGCAATGGAAGTGATTAATTTGCTACCATGGAGCTGGAGCAGAATGGGTTATGACCTTGTGTCACCAACTGACATGAACAAATTTGTTGCACTATTGACAACTAAGAGGTTCAACTCGCTTGATGAATTGGTCAAGTTTGTCACCGACAATCTGACAATGCTTTCATTCTCATTGATTGATTTCAAAAGGGAGTTGATGTTTGCATTGACACAACTGTGGTACGTTAGATGGGTCATGTCAACACTAATGTGGGCTTGGATTGGAACAAGAATGTTTTGCACAGGATTGTTCATGACAATCTACACATTGTATGTCATGGTGGCAACAATGATGGGTCTATTTGTCCCGAATAGGTTGAAAACCAGAATGAACATCTGGTTTGCAATCAATTTGGTTAATTTGGTTTGCATTGTAATAAGGTCAATGATCAAAACAACAATGCCAGAACTGTTGGTTGTAGGTTCGATGGTTGGTTTGTTATTGGTGTCCATGTTTCCTTTGTTGTGTGGAATTTTGATTGTGTGTACAATGGTTGCTGGGACAATCTCAATGATATCACTCAAAAGGTCAGGAGTCATTGAAGCGGTATTTAACGTGTCTTCAACATTGGTTCATCAATTACTTGTCTGGGTAGCAAATGGTCCTTTGAAAGGAGTTTTGAAATTTGTGATTCATGCAAGAATTACAATGTGGATCAAGCATGAAAGACCGTTGAGAGGACAGGTGCTGGAGACTGTAATGGTTAAGGACAACATCGTCAGGGTTACAGATAGATATAATGCCCCTGAAGATGTTGATGAAATAGCCAGTGTATTGATGGCATTGTGTTGGAGTACTTTTGGAAAATTTGGGTTGAGCATTGTTTTCGCAATGTTTTCGACCTGGATTTTAAGTGTTTTCGTTGTTGGTGCTATAAGACTTGGTTTCAAAACAGGAAAGGGGTTGCTGACAGTAATCAAAGTGTCAATTGGTACACTTACTATTGTTGCATTGATGCCTGACTCAGGGGTTGACACAGTGTCTTATGCAGTGCTATACATAAATGAGCTCAGGAAGGCATTGTTACATGAAATGTCAGCAAACTTTTCTGTGTTATGGACACTGGTGGAAGAGAAATTCTCGACACTTAGAAAATTTAGAATTTCACGGACACCATATGAGGTTGATGGTCTTGAGACACATATGAGTCTCCCAGACTTGAACATAGCACTATTTAGGCATAAAACAATTAGTGTTTTGCGGTATAACATTGTGAGGTTCGCAGTTGCTGTTGAGAATGTTGAGCTCCCAAAGTTGATCATGACTCAGTACACGGCTCCTAGTCCACAGACTCTCAAGGAAAGCCTTGAAATCCTCAAGGAAATCGGTTGGCCAGTAAACGTTGAGATCAGTGACAGCAAACTGTCAAAGACTAGTGCACTCCAAGGGTTCAATGAATGGTTCATGGCAAACACAAACTTTTGCCAGCCATTGAGGAATATCAGAACAATGGTTTCTGAAGAGACACATTTATTTGATTTCTTCAAGCCGCCAGAGTTCAGGCATACCGGTACTTACACGAGTGTTAATGCTGAGGTCAAGTCCACTGCACGGTACTACAAGAACAATGTCACCGAAGGTGACATTGATGTGGAGGATGATGTTTGGGAACTGTTGCATGAACACTTCGAATCTTCCCGCCTTGCTAGAACGGCTCTTGTAGTGAACAAGCTGATAAAGAAGTACTCAGTAGGCTTTGGTTTTATGGATCCTATCCGCAAGAAGACAATGACTCGCAAGGTTTTGATGTCCCTGATAGGAGGGGAAAAAGAATTTGTTAGACTATTTGATTTAACTTTAGCTAACATAGGTAGAATAGTCCCTGTTGCTCATGTCTTCACTAAGTTTGAAACCCTTAAGGAAAGCAAATGGATGAATGACATGGTCAGAACGATTGTGGGAGTGCCATTGGCCCATTATGCCAACACCTCAAAGTTTTCATACATGCAAAACTTGAGGCACCCTTTTGAGAACTCTCCAATCAAAGTTGGGATGCCGTTGACAGGGGCATGGTTTGCTGACATATGGAATGACCATTCTAAAAGGAAGAATCATTTCAATGGTGACTTAAAGTTGGCAGACTCATCTTATTCAAGAGAGATCTTTGATGTAATCAAAGCATGTAGAAAACGAGGATTCTCATCGCACAAGGATTATGCACAAATCTGCAATATGATTGACATTGCATATGACCAATTGATGACGATGCCTTTGGCATACAAGTCCACTGGTGAGGTGACATACAAGGGTGATGGGGGTGCAACTGGACAAGGTAACACATCAGTTGATAACAGTGTTGCTCTTGTTGTGCTATATCTTGCATCATGGAGACGGATCACAGGAAAATCTGTCAAAGAGTTCAACCTGTACAACACTTTGTCAAATCAAGCTGATGACCATATATTGTCCTGGGATCCTAATGACTTTGGTTGGAACCCTAACGCCTGGATGAAAGAGTTTTCAAAACTGGGTGTTACCTTGACGAATGAGTCCAACTCGAATGAGTTGCATGAAGCGAGCTTCTTGGCCAAACGGATTGTGCTAGACCATCAGACAGAGGCTGCGAAGCTTGAAAAGTATGGGATCAAGCCTCCAAGATTCATGACATGCCATGACAAGAACAGGTTACTTGGAAAGATTGCTGCTCCTCAACCACTTAGAGATCACCAAGCAAGGGCGAGAAGACTTCTATCATATTTGTATTTGACTGCTCACCATGAAGATGTATACAGGGTGACAGTTAATGCAATAAGAAGATTGCAAGCCAAGTCTAGACGTGATCTTGGTGTAAAAGTGCCACCATATAAAGCTATTATGAGGGCCTGGTACACAAGGAAAGTCAAGGAAGGCGTGAGTGACCGATCTAAAGCAGAAGAAGAGGTCCTAGACTACATGTCACAAGCGTTGGATGAGTTTGGGGATGTGAGGGATGTTGTACATGTGTCCGAACCAAAATCTTTGGAAGTTGTTTTGATATGCATGTCAATGTTGCCACAGGTGTTCTCTGCAAGGTTTATGACGTCACCTGCCTTACGCTACATTCACAAGTTGCTTGGAGACAGAGTTGCATGGCCAATTGAACTATTGCGACGACGGAATAGCATGCTTCAAACACCAGGTGCAGTAGCTACTGCATTGATAAAGACCAACTATGAATTTATCAATGGTATAGACATGGCATGTGTACGATCAAGTAAGACTGACACTGGGCTACTTGTTAGTCATTGGGTGTTTACGTTTTTGCAATGGGCATTATTAGGTGGCAATGGTCCAAAAGGCTTGAATTTATTGCTTAGAAGTGTTGACAATTTGATTGCCAATGCATATTATGTATTGTTTGGTCAAATATCGGATGTTGTTGAGGCTGTGGGCTTTGGTTACCTTGACACTATGTTGCTTGTTTGGTGTGACTTGATACCGGATTTATTTCCAGCATTGGAGTTACAGAAAATTCCTTTGGTCATACCTTCTGACATTTTGACAAGAATGATTGCCAGAATGTGGAGGAGTGTGCAACCTTCTTCAGGGATTGACTTTGAAGCCATAGAGTTACTGTTGTCGAGGCCAGGATTCTTTGGATCAAACTTTGTAATTAAAGCACCAACAGGTGTTGGGAAATCCACACGGATGGTTGCAAAAATTGCAGCTTTGACAAATAAGAGAAGAATCTTGGTTGTTGAACCACGACATATCCTCGTGTTAGGTTTGACTGATTACATGAACAAGATTGATCCCAACACTGGGTATGGAGCATCCACAACCGGAAGAACTCCATCCATCCATGACAGGGTTATATATTGTACGTATCAGTCTCTTGTTTTGAGCGGCTTCGGATGTGACAATGATATTGTCATTGTTGATGAAGCGCATATTAAAGATCCAGTGTACTCATTTGCAGTACAGGATCTGTGTGGTAGAGGGTGCACAACACTATTGGTTACAGCCACTCCAGACCCATCATGGGATCATCTGGAGATGGAGCAAATAGAGTTGAAAGTTGCCCCATTGTGGCGTGTCGTAAGACACGACATTAAAATTACCTCCATCACTGCATACAAAAAACAAGTGATCAAAATGGTGCGGAACTTAAGCAGTTCTGACAAGGTTTTGATCTTCATGCCAACTACTAGGCAGTGCGCGGAGATGTTAAAAGAGTTACCTGGGCATGGATGCATCATATCATCAAAACACCCACTAATTGATGAAACAGCACAATTCTTTGTTTCAACAAGGGTGTCTGATGCAGGATTAACATTACCAGATGTTTCATTTGTCTTTTCAATGGACATAGAGTGGGGTGTTTCATCAACAATTTATGATGATAACATCTTTGGCCCTATGCCATTGACTGGACATTACAGATTAGATTCCTTGACAATCAAGCAAAGGCAGGGTCGCACAGGACGCACCTGTGATGGTACGTTTTTCCTGTTCGAGGTTGGAGGCGAATATTACCCACGCCAGACAACCCCTAAAGACTTGCTCGATGAACTTTCCCAATTGCTTGATCTGCCACACATTGAGAACAAGCTACCTACTGAAGCTGCTGAACTGTGGGACAAATACAAGGAAATGGCACTGATGTTAGGTGGGGATTTAACCCCCCAGTCACTATTGCCAGACCCGAGTCATTACAGGGACCCATCACAATACAGAAGAGCCAATAATCAGCTTTCCTTTATGTATGGTCAGAGCACGACAAACCCAATCACATCGTTTGACCCATTAAGAGGGAAGAACATGTTGCCAGGAAGAGTTTTGACTGACAGGGGTGACCCAGTTGTGGTGAATGTGGAGGATGAAGATCATCTAGAGGCTATGAACTTCTGGAACCTTTCCATTGACACAAACCCAGTAACAGCTATTGATAATGCAGTGAGGAGACAAGTGGTCCAGGATTTTAACCCTGATTCAGTAGAGGAAACATATCATGCTCCTTACGACTTTGAGCTAGAAGAGGAAGAGACGAAGGAATCGTCATAATAAGGACTTTTATACACTAATGTCATCCCGTAAGGTGGGCATAGCAGTATAAAAGAAGGTGCATTTCCATATAATGGAAGCACCAATTTAAG